CACCGCTCCGTGGATGGTCTTTGATATTGACATGAAGGGACGCAAGCGGTATTTGCGTCTCTTTACGACCAATACCAATGGCACTACGCGTCTTACCATTACCGCCACTCTTGGAAACCCAATTGTTGGCGTTACGGCGACTACGGCGGGTCTTGGAGCAAACGGCGCGGCTCTCACGCTCCCGCCGCTCTAAGTTCGTTACAATCAATCAATCGCAACGGGACCGCTTGCGCGGTCCCGTTGTATTTATGGATGCAACACCAATTAGGATTGATATCGGGTGCGGCGCAAAATGCTCCGCGGGTTTTACGCCGTGGGAAATCAAAGACGGCAAGCGCGCCGAATCGCTAGAGGGAATAGCGGACGGAAGCGTGGATTGCATCCGCGCTTCGCACGTGCTAGAGCATATTTCATATTTTCAGACGGTAGACGTGCTGCGGGAATGGTCGCGCGCGCTTCGTCCCGGCGGAACATTGGAAATTGCGGTTCCTGATTTCGACAAGATCGTAAACGCGTATTCGTCGGGTAAGGGTGGCGAAATATTGGAACGCTATCTAATGGGCGGGCAAATCGACGAACACGACGTGCATCGTGCGATCTTCAACCGTCAAAAATTGACCGAAGCCGCCGCCGCGGCGGGATTAGATGCGGACGGAGAATGGATTGGCGAAGCTGGAACGTGCGCCGCGCTTCCCGTGTCGCTTAACCTTCGCTTCGTCAAGCGCGGGCGTATTCGGTTCCCGATTGAACCTATCCCCGGCGTGGTTGCGTGTATGACCGTTCCCCGTCTGTTGTGGACGGAGAATACGAATTGCGTCGGCATGGCATTGGGACCGTTGGGAATCACGGTAATCCGCGCAACTGGCGTCTTTTGGGGGCAATGTCTGCAACGCACTATGCAGACAATCGCGGCAATGCCCGACGTGGAATACGTCTTGGCAATCGACTACGATTCAATTTTCGATTCGCATGATATTGTTGCCTTGCACAAGCTTGCGAAGGAAACAAAAGCCGATGCGATTTGTGCGCTTCAAATTGGACGCGACCGCGATAGCATCATTGGAACGCTTGACGATGGAACCGGAAACGTCCTGCACGAACTTCCTACCGAACGTCTGCAAGACTTGACATGGGACGTTTTGTTCGGGCATTTTGGGCTTACGCTCATTCGCGTTGACGCGTTGAAGAAACTTGCGTTGCCGTGGTTCCTAGGCGAACCCGCGCCCGATGGAAATTGGGATGAAAAGCGCGTAGACGATGACGTTTACTTTTGGCGCAAGGCGCGCGCGGCGGGTTGGAAGGTTTGCACTACTCCCCACGTCCGCATCGGGCATTTGCAAATGGTCGCGACGTGGGCGGGGACCGACTTGCAACCGATCTACCAATATATGCCCGACTTCCACAAAAACGGACGCCCGCAATGGTAACCATTGTTTTCCTTACGAATTGGTCCAACTACCGCACCGGCGCGCGCGTTCCAATGACGCTTGCCACCGCGGAACTGTTGGTAAGCAAGGGATTCGCCCGCTACGCCGACAAGACGCCCACGGAGCTGCCTACGTTGACCGCTGCGGCATCGGACGAATTGGAAGCCCCAACGGAAGGGCGACGCCGCGGACGCCCGCCACGGGCAAATCCGCCCGCCTAAATCCGCCGATGGAAGGAATACGCTATGGCGGTTGACCAATACGCAATAACAACGCTTGCCGATTTGAAGGCGCATTTGGGAATCACCGACAGCGCATCGGATTCCCTCTTGGAAGCCGCGATTAATCGGGCTACCTACGCAATCGAAGCATACTTGGATCGCAAGGTAGTCCAACGTCGCTTCCGCGAATGGACCACGGCAAACGGCGGGCGCGTGTTGCCCGTGTCGAATCCTCCGATTGCCCACGTGCATTTCTGCGGCTACGGTTCGATGCCGTGTATGTCCATTTCATCTTCGGTAGCATCCGACGTTGCAGCTACGGTTTCGGTGTCCGATGCACGAATTAATCTAGTGCGCGTAGATTCGACGGGAAACGAAACGACTACGCAAGTCAACTTCGCAAGCCACAATACCGCGTCGGAAGTCGTAGACCATATCAACACGGTTACGGGTTTCTCTGCCACGTTGTCGCGCAATTGCAGCGTCTACCGAATCAATCGAATTGTTGGTCGGGATTTGAAGTATGCGCCGTTGCTGTTGACCTATGCCGACATTGGACAATTCGACACGACGGGCGACCTTGACCGCGGCTTGCTCTACATTGGAACCAACGGGTATCCGACCGAATACGGCGGCAACTTTCCAGTTGGTCCCGTGTCGGTGTTGGTCGATTACGACGGAGGATTTGCAACCGTTCCGTACGACATTGTGCAAGCGTGTTTGCAGATGGCATCGACCATCTTCAATTCCCGCGGGCGGGATGGATCGCTAGCTTCCGAATCGTTTGGCGACTATTCGTATTCGTCGCGCGCCGGCGGCGAAATCGACGCGGAATCAAAGCGGCTTTTGTCGCCGTGGAAGAGATACCGCTAATGAGCGTTTCCACGCTTATTCAAAGGCACGGTACGTCAATCCCCGTATTGCGACCGACGCAGAGCAAGACCACGCTAGGAAGCATGGCGCGTTCGTACTCCGTCGTAAATACGTTGCAGGGTTGGATACAACCCAATAACGCGACGGATTCCACGTTCTCAGGTCGCGCAACCGCTCAGACTTCGGGGCGCGTGTATTTCGCAGGGCGTCCCGAAATCCTTACCGACGACCTGTTGCAAATGTCTTCGTTTGGCGGTCAATACGTACACGTAACGTCCGTTCGTATCCCAATCGACCGACCCGAAGCGGGCGCAAATTGCCATACCATCGTTGAATTTGTTTCGCGCTTTGGTGAATCGGTCCCGATTGTGGAGGTTTGATGGCGGCACGTTGGAAACCTAACGCCGATTTTCCGAAGCAATTGCAAGCCGCTGTTCGCGAGGGTTGCACCGCATATCTGTTGATTCTTTCCCGCGCGGTACGCGCTCAGTTGAGCAAGCCCGGCACGGGAAAAATCTATCGGCGGTCCAATGCCCGCACCCGCGCCATGCGTAAGGCTAAGACGTGGCAAGACACGGAGCGCGTAAACGCGAAATACAGCAAGCCGCCGCGCAACTTACGCGAAGCGGGCTTTCATAAGGCTAGTGCGCCCAACAACCCGCCGGCGGTGGATACGGGAACATTGCGCCGTTCGTGGCAGGTCGGGCGTTCGCAGGTTCCACCCGGTACGCCGTTCCCGCAGGAAGCCGCAGCCGCGGACAACGCGGGACGCCGTCGCGGAAAGCAAGTTTCCGCGCGCGTCATCCTTACAGGAAACGCCACGCGCATCGGCTACCAATTTGGTTCCGCGCTTAAGTACGCTCGCATCGAATACGGGTTTGGTAAGACCGCGCCGCGTCCGTATCTTCGCCCTAGCATCAACGCCGTACGAAGCCTGTTTAAGCCTGCGATGGAAACGGCATTGCGCCGACACTTCCCGAAGGGTCCAAAGTTCAAGGTTGGTGGCTAATGTCCGCGGAAATCATGGCGGCTTTGTGGTCGCGCCTAGCTTCGCTCAATTCGCCCGGACAATTCCACGCGTTGTTGGGTGGACGAATCTATCAAGACGCCGCGCCCGGAGATACCGCGTTACCGCTTTGTGTGTATGCCGCCACCAATACCCGATTGGAGCGCGGGTTTAACAACTCTCGCACCGAATCGGTAACCGTAATATTCACCCTTTACGGTACGCAGGAAACCAACGATAATTTGGTAACCGCCATAGCCGCATTGCGTACGGGGCTTGACGGGGTAAACTTGTCACCGACCAACTATGACCGCGCCCGCGCGGTGTTGAAGGTTAGAGGCATACCCGAATTCGAAGATGAAATTTGGTCGATATCCGACACGTACGAACTAACCGGGCAACTTAAATAGCATTGCCCACGGAGATTAACTAGTGGCACTTACTTACGCGGTTGGCAATGACGGCGCGGTCGTACTTCCTACGGGCGTCGGATTCAACGTCAAGGTTTGGGCAGCAAACGTGTCTTTCGTTTCGTCCGATTTGACGGGCTTTGCCCATATGGGCAAGGTTCGTCGTTTGGGCGTCATCGACATTACGGGAAGCCTTGCGGGTACTCCGTGGCACGGTACGACAGGGACACCGTTTGGAACCATTGCAAGCAACCTTCCAGCTTCGCAGTTGGGCGGAACCATGGTGCTTTCTGTTAACGGCGGTACGTCGACCGCGGCGGCTTCGAACGCTTGCTTTGAGTTTGGCGCGGTGTTTTCGTCTATTGCTTTCAATAACGATAAGAACGGGGACGCTACCCTCACGCTTAATTATGAAATGAACGATAGCAACGGTCCTAGCATCGTTTGGGCTACGACTTGACGCAAATGAATGACACGGTAACGGGTTTGGGAATGGCGATAGCCGCGCCCGCGGAATCCGATTGGATCGTGTCGCTATTCAAGCGCGGCGGCGAAGTCGTGCGCTATCGAATCAGCCCGGGAACGTGTTCGCAGGAAGACGCGCTTCGCAAGGGTTTGTTGGCATCGAAAACGCCGACAAACGCAATTGCCGATGCTACCGTAGTCCGCGCGCGCGATCATAGGCGCGTCATCGTTGAAGACACGGAAGCCGAATTTCGGCGGCTATCCGCAAACCTTGGAAGGATGTTTGCAGAATGATTGGCGATTGTGTCGTGGTCATCGACGGTTCCCCGCGACGGTTCCGCCCGTTGTCGGTGCGCGAATTGGTTTCGATGCAAAACGTATTGGCGCAGCGGAGCGCGGAAGACGCATTAAACGATGCAAAAGCCGCAGGGCTTAACGCAGACGCCGCGCTTGCACGGGCAAAGGACGCGCGCGAAACGGCACGGCTTACGTCAAGCGTGATTCGTTGGTGCTTTACCTTGGAAGGCGCAAGCAATATTGTTTCTTGCTCTACAGGTTCGGGAAACTTTGCGGAAGCTACAGACGGTTTCGCGCCCGATGATTTCACGCAACTCGCCTTGCAGTTGGTCGGTTTTTCTTGGTCCGATGAAAAGGGAAAATGGGTGCGCCGTTCGCAGCCGGCGGCGAACGGCGCAGAGAATGGCTAGAAGAGGCGTATTTGCTACAGACGCAAGCGCATATTCCCGACCCGCTATCGCTTGCCGTTGGTGAATTCAACGGCTACGTTCGGTTGGTTTGCCGCGGAACCCCACAACGAAACCCAACGACCAATCCACGTGAATACGTGGAAGCCGTGATGCGCGGAGAAATGTAAATGGCTACTACCGCTGGCGAAGTCGTCGTAGATATCACCGCGAATCTTGGACCGCTTGACGCGGGACTAGCGAAAGCGAAGGAAGCTGCGGTAAAGACCGGAGAGGATGCCGGCAAGGGATTTTCGTATAAGTTCGGCGACAAGTTCAACGAGCAGGCAAAAGGCGTCATTGGCGCGCTAGCGGGTCCAATGATTGCTTCGCAACTTGCCAAAAGCGCAGCCGCGGTATTGCGTTCGGATAAGGCTATACCCGATGCAATTCTTGACGGCGTCAAGACGATTCCGTGGGCAGGTGCATTTGCCGATCTTGGATCGGCAATCTATGACAAGACCATTGGCGCATCCGACAAGGTTAAAGCGGATTTGCAGCGTCGGCAACAAAACGCCGACACGCAGGAACTAGAGCAACTGGCGGCGCAAGACAAGGCACGCGCGGACGCCGAAGAGCGCGCGCGCGCGACGGATTTCAACCGCGAACGCCTAGCCGCTGAAAACGACCTGATTTATCTTCGTTCGCAGGGTGACCAAACCGCAATTGCAAACGCCGAATACCAATTGAAGTTGGCGCAGAATGACGCCGAATTCCAACGCGACGCGGCGAAGATCACCAATGATACGGAAATGAATGCGCTATTGCAGTTGAACCGTGAAAAGCGATACGGTTGGTACGAAGAGCGCGAGGCAAAACTAAAGACCATTGCAGACGCTAAGGATGCCGAATTGGATGCAATGGAAAAAACCGCGGACGAAAAAATGAAGGCTAACCAAAAGGAAGTAGACGCAATCTACGACCGTGCGGTGGCGGCTGATAAGGAAGTTGAGAAGGCAAAGGCGGCGCGCGATTTGGCGGCGGCTGAGAAATCAGGCAACGCCCAACAGATTAAGGAAGCGCAGGAAGCGCAAGATAAGTTGCTTCGCGGCATCGAAAAGGAAAAGGCACTTAAGGAAGCCCAATCCGATTCGGAGCGCTCCGCAATTGAAGAGCGGTTTTCGCTTGAAGAGGAAACGGCTAAACTTAAGACCAATGCAGCGGAAGCGGTCGCGCAATCCGTCGATAGGTCCATGTCCTCTAACACCGCTCTAGGTTCGTTTACGTTCGATGCTTACCCGCAGAGCGAACAAAAGCGCGTCCAAGAGGAAATCGCAGCGAACACGCGCACGATGGCGACTAACACAATGGGGTTTTCATAATGGCAGCAGCCATTTGGGTGCTAGAGCAAAGCAACTCGCGTTCCATGTCGTACGACACGGGGCGCACGACAGCTTCGCGCACTTTCAAGGTCTACGATGCCACTTCGCCTACGTCGCTCAGCACGCCCGCGGATATCCGCGCGTTGTTTGGAAACACCTACAGCGGCGACAAGATGCCCGCGAAGGGCGACACGTTTCCTTCGGATTCGACTATCTACGCGAAGTCGTACGCGATTTCGAAGGAACCAAATACGGATATTTGGAACGTTACGTGGTCCTACGGAAACAACGTGGTTGGAACTGGCGCGCAGCCGGGCGAAGTCGGCTACGTGGAATGGACCATTGACGTATCCGCTTCCTTCGTGGATAAGTTCATCCAAAATCCGACGCTTCCAACGGATGGAAACCTAACTGGGGTTCAAGGTATCGTGACGGGTGGAACCCAAATGGATATCGAAGGTACGCCCGTTTCGATGTTGAAGTACACGACCGAAATCACTATTTCGGAAACGATTTCGAACACGTCGGGGCTTCCGTCAATCGTGTCCAATATGCGTTCCGCGCGCGGATGCCGTAACAAGACGCTTTGGGAAGGATTTTCGGCGGGTAGCGTTGTCTATATCGGCGGTTCCATTCGCAGAACGGGCGTTGCTACATTCGTCGCTAATCACAAGATGACCGAAGATTCGGAATACCATCTTATCCAATACCCTTTCCGCGATTCAACGGGAAAAATTCCAACGAAGGTAGTCGATGGCGCGAACCGCGCAAACGTCGTTTTGTGGCGGCAACCGTTCCCGACTACTATTGAATTCAGCAGTATTTCCACCGCGTGGTAACCGATGACGCTTCCGCGCTTCAATTCCGGCAACGTCGGCAAGTTGACGTTTGACCAGCTAAACGAACTATTCGACACGGTCGAACGGTTGAAGCCGCTTCTATTGAACGGAGCGCCGGCGGCGTCGGGTGAATCGGTCTTGCTTGCGCGAATCGTGTCAAGCAACACGAACGGCGCGCATCAATGGGTTGAAGTCGTACCCGCACCCGCAACGACTGCGGCGCATCCGTACACGTGGAAAGACCGCGTTGGCGGTGCAAAGTCGAGTACGGCGCAAGATACGGCGTACGACCCTGCGTTCGTCATTGAGTCGTTTACGTGGAACGGAGCAAGCCCCGCGCCGACGCAGTTGGCGGCGGGTTCGGTTGTCGTGCTGCGAAAGACAAAGCGCGAAGACGGCAAGCAAGCGTGGGTGATTGTGAACGGCGTTTCTTCGGGTGGCGTATGGGCGGCTAAGATCACGAATTCAACGCTTACGCCGCTTGTCGCGGGTTGCGCCGCCGGCGGAACGTTGCAAGCATGGCTATACGATTGGACAGAGGTCCACCGCGACACCGCAACAGGCATGGAATGGGTTGCTAGCGGTCGCACGTCGGCTACGACGGGAAAGGCGCGCAACGGAGCGGAACGCGGATGCGTGTCGGGCGTCGGCGGCGCACCGCCGGCGAACGTGTCTGAATCGAATCAAGCTATCGCAAACGATGTTGTTGTCGCAATGTCGCTTGATAGCAACGGCAAGCCGTTTTTTAGCCTAAGCAACGACCGCGCGATAACGTGCATTTGAGGGTTCAATGTCCGCGTTTCCCACTAACCGATACACGCCGTCCGATTCGCCTCCGCGCTTGCTCGCATCGGTATCGTTGCTTGCGTCCGACCAAACGATCTACGCGACGCCCGCGGGCAAACGCGCGACGGTTACGCTTATGGTTGTATGCAACACCAATGGAAGCGCAACCACGTTCCGAATTCATCACGTAGCTCCGGGCAAGTCTTCCACGGCATCCAACGCGCAGTATTGGGATACCCGTATCGCATCGGGGCAAACCGTGCTAGACGATTCTCCGCGCGCGCTTTTGCCGGGTGACGAATTGCGCGGCAAAGGCGGCACAGCTAGTTGGGTAACCGTTTCAGTTTACGGCGTGGAAACGGCGGTAGGTTGATGCGTCGGCGCGCGGTAAAATGTTGCTGCAATGTCACGCCGTGCGACCAACTAAACCAATTATGCTTTGGTTCTACGGTCCCTCCGGCAACGTGCGTTTTGTCGGCTACAAACACGCTTCGAAGATTTGATAATACGCTAGCGGTGCAAAGCGACGGCTATCGTTGCCCGTGTTTGGGTCATCCAAATTTTTCGAGTACGGCTACGGTTACCTTGCAGGGTATCGGCACAAGGCGCGCAGTTAATTCAGGAGGATTTGGTGGCGGCGCGCACTACATTTACGACCTATCGGGAACGTGGTCTTTTCGTCAAGACGATACGTACTACGATCCACATTGCAACGCGCAGCCGCCTTGGACCGATTCCGATTTTTGCGGTACGGCAAAGGTATATCGAATGGACAAAATAACCGCATCGGGTACGTTGGACGGCAGCACGGCATTTTGCGGCGTATGCGTCGTGAACGGCGCGCAAGTCGTTACCTATTCCGTCGCTTTGGTTATGCCGGGAACGGAAAGCATATATGTTGTTTTGAACAACAATGGATATTGCGGTACGCCGGCGGATTTCATCGTGGCGCAGGATACGACC